CTGCCCTTCCAACCATTTCCGGTTATATAATGTACCTTGCTTTTTACAATGGCATTATGTTTAGCCGACTTATTGAATAAGTCAACCAAATAAAGTGGGTAATCATTGCGGTCGCCGTACTGAATATATCCTTCGCCTCTTTTTTCCTTAAATTCAGGTTGGCGTGCTTCTGCAAATGTTAATACGCGTAAATCCATTATTGTCTAATTGTGTAAGTGTCTGTTGTTTGATATTCTGTAAATTCAAAAGGCGTTCCGACTAACTCCATAATCCCTGATTCAACCATATTTAAACCTGTTGGGTTGGTGTTTGTCGTACTTGTTTGCTCATAAATTTCATAATCATATTGACCGTTTAACGCTGACCCAAAATTAGTGTTCGTAACAATGCTAAATTCATTGTAACGGTCTTTATATTGGCTTATGTCAGTTGCGTTTAATTTTACGAACTTTATTTCTGTGTTTGCGCTTCTATTTGTGAAGATAAACAAATAATTTGGGTTCGTCAATAACTGTTTTTCAGTTAAGGTTAAAATAATATTTTGCGTCTGACCTTTGGTTAACCTAATCATATAAGTAAATAGCTAAAAGTGCAATTTGTTGCATATTGTATATCAATTTGACTTATAAGGGACAAAAACACGTCAAAATGTGCAATATATGACACATTATAGTATAAAAAATTTATACCCGAAATGATATAAAAGTAAAGTTTTAGCTTTATTTATACGCGAAAGGGTATAGTTATAACTTTACAAAAAACCGCCGAACGAATTAACGAACGGCGGCAAACCTATAAACCTATGAAAAACAAAACCTATCCTGCGGTTTCTAAAGCCGAAGCAACGTTTGACGCAACACTTGGCGCTAACGCAGGTTCAGAACCTGTGAAAGTTAAAGTGAAACCGCTTCTGTCGCCCTGTGCAGTACCTGTACTTGCTGCATTTGCAGTTAAGTCAATACCGCGTGTTTTTCCTAAATACCAATAGTTACCATTGCTATCTTTTACAACTGCAACTAAGCTATTTTGCGCTAACAACAACAATTCATTGCGTGTGTTAGTCTGTAATTTGTTAAGGATAATCTGAAGTTCTTGCGCGTAGAAAACAGTTCCGTTTGCAACAGAAGCGTTTAATGTTTGGTTGAACATTGAAGTATCTTTTACTAATTGATATTTCCAAAAACGCTTTCCTGTCGCCTTAGTCAAAGCAGTAATAACACCGCTTGCTTCAGTTGAAGAAGTTACGTTTGCGGCTTCAGTAAAATACACTTCAACGATACCGCCTAAACTATCGCGACAATCTAAAGTATATCCTTGCGTTAAAGCACAACTCATTGTTAATTAATTTAATATTTTAAAAAAGTGGGGGTATATTTCAACCCCCGAATAATTAAGCCAATACGAATTTCACAACTTCGTCAGGGAATGCAATATTCACACCCATTTTGAATTCTGAAACGAAACGTACTTGGTCAGCTTCTTTTGCGTAGAAGATTTCAAATTTTTCTTCTTCGTTCAATAAGTCTGTACCAATAAATAAGTTGCTTAAACGTGCAGCATAAACTTTGTTAGTACCGTTCAAACCTGCAACTGCAATTACCTTAATCATAGTTCCCGGTAAAACGAATTCGCCGTCAGCTTTCGCGTCAACTGAATAATGGAAACTGTTTGCGTTCTTTAAAGCTACTGTGTAAGTTCTGAATAAGTCTTGACCACAGAAGATAGTCATATCGTCAGCAGCAACAACTTTTGCAGGGATAGCTTGGTAAACACCGTCAAAAATGCTGATTACGTTAGCAGCAGTAATTGAAGATAAAGGTGCGCCTGAAATGTAAGTTGAAGCGTTAGCAGCAACAACACCTGAAGCAGCGCCGATTAATTTTACTAAACCGTCAAATTTGTTCAAGTTTACGTTAACACTTGAAGTGTCGCCTTGCCAAATTGCAGTTTCTAATTGAGCAGCAATAGTTTTCGCTTTCTTGTCTGCGAATTCTTGCTCAAAAGGGATTGAATCATACATTGAACCGGTAGGTAAAGCTTTTTGTAAATACTTAGCTTCTAAGTCTTTTGGACAAAGTGCTTCGTTTACTTTAATTTTACCAACAGTCACAGTTCTTTGTGTGAATGTAGTTGAACCTGACGCAGTAAATCCGCAAGAACCCCCTGATTGGAAGATTGCGTCTGTGTCCATAATGTTAATAGTTTCTGCGCTTTTTACGCCAACCATAACGTTGCCTGCACTCTTAATCAAGTTTGCAGTCTTTGCGCCTAATACTGAAGAAGTCACTAAAAGTGCTGCGTTTTGTTCAGTATATGCGGCTAATGCTGATACATCAAATGCCATTGTTATTAATTTTTAGTGTTTAAAATTGCGTTTCTATATTTTGCAAGTCTTTCTTCTTTCATATCGTTTGTTTTCACAAATGAATTAAAAGAATTTGGTTTTTGAATTGGGTCAGCCGCAGGTGTATTTGAAAGCGCTTCAATCAATTCAGCTACTTGTGCAAATCCTTGCTTTACCTTGTTTTCTAATTCCAATACTTTTGCGTCTGAAACTTCTTTTGCTGCTTTTAATTCAGCAATCTGTGCTTCAAATTGTTCTTGCATTTCTGCAATCTTTTTGTCTTCTTCTTTTTTAGCTTCAATTTCTGTGTCAACTTCCGGCACAACTTCTTCTTGTTTAGAAGAAATTTCAATGATAATACCGTTTTCGTCTAACTGAATCATAGTTCCGTCAGCCAATTCGTGTTCGCCCGCAGGTGCAGGTGTACCGTCAGGCATAGTTACAGAACCGCCAATTTCTAAGGCAGTAATTTCAACCTTAGTTCCGTCCATTAAAGAATATTCAGCCATTTCAACCTTTGTTTCTTCAACAACAGGTGTTTCTTCAGCTTTAACTTCTTCAACAGGCGCTGCGTTGTCTTCAAACAAAGCTTTGATTTTTAAAATCGCTTCCTGTGCGTTCATACTTTTTTTATTATATAGTTAAAAAATAAAATGTTTATCACTTAACCTGTGACAATATTTTTTTGATTTCGTCAACCATTGAAGCGACTTTATTTACTTCTTTTGGTTTGTAGTTAAATAAACCTTCAACGCTAAATCCTGCAATGTCGCCGCTTTTAACCTTTGACCAAGCTTCGTTATTGTCAACAATCATTGAACCAAACCAACTTCCAACAGGTGCGTCTTCAAATCCTTTCATTGGCATAATTCCACGTGAAGGGTCTGAAATAAAGCTTTCAAATAATGTTACGCCTTCAAATTGTGCGTTTGAATCGTGCATTAAATTCACATTACTTTGGAATCCTTTTTTGAAAAACTTTTGGACAATTTTAAGAATAGTGTCCGCACTAAAAGCAACGTAGTAATCCCCGTAAGTACTGTCACTACGAAAAATAGGAGTGTCAGCCAACATAATAGCTCCTGAAATAATGCGACGGTCTTCGTTAACAATTTCAAATTTTTGTGTTTTATTAAATGCGTTCCAATTCTTTTGGATTGCCGGACGGTCAACTAAAGCAATGAAGTCAACTTGCGAATCGTCTTCAATGTCTTCTGTTATATCCAACATATATATTGGTAAATCTGTATTCATACCCATAAATAGTTTAATTTTTAATATTTATCATTTATTGGAATCTTGCACGGTTTTGAATTTCTGCGTCACGGCTTTGTGCGTCTGAAATATCACGTTCAACAACGTATGCACGAACTGTTGGCGTTTGACCGCCACCACCTGCACCAACACCACCACCGCCGCCACCTAAATCGGGCGCAGCTTCGCCACCTAAATCGGGAACTGCACCGCCACCACCTGAAGGACTTGAAAGCGAAGGCGCTGAACCACCTGAAGGTATTTCTGCATTTTCTGAAATTCCCGCTGAATTACCCGCGCTATTAATTGCCTTTACACCGTCAACGGCTGACTTAATAATTGCGGCTGATTGTAAAACACCATTTGCAACAATTAAAGCCGACCACGGCAAACCTAATGTCAAAGGCGAAGCTGCAACTGCTTTTGTTGTAGCTTTTGCAGTATTTACAACAACATCTGTAACGGCTGCGGCTTTTTCAATCAATAAGCCCGCAATTGCTAATTTTTTATTTTTACCTGCAATTATTTGTAAATTGCTTCCAAATGTTTGTATATCACTAATACGTTGCTTTATTATCTTTAATTGCGCTTCTTTTTCTTGTTTAGCAATTTCTTCTTTATTATTAGCGTGTTCTTTTTCAATTTTTTCAATTTCTTTTGCGTTGCCTTTTGCTGCAATAAGTTTCGCCTGATAAGACTTATCTTCAATAGCATTTAAGTTTTTCCAATATGCGTCAGAATCTTCAGTTAATCCTTTTTGTTGCGCTTGCAATAATGCAACTTCGTCTTCTAATCCTTTTTTAACGATTTCATTCTTAGACTTTTGACCTTCTAATTCAGACGCGTCAATTACTGCTTTTTTAATTTCAGCTTTTTCTGATTCTGATTTCTTTAAAAATTCTTTGTCTGTGTCTAAATCTGATAAATCTTTTGCAAGTTTAGCTAATCTTTGAGCTTCTGCACGTTCGTTATCGTCCTTAATTGCGTTAGCTTTAATTTCTGCAACTTTTTCATTAAAAGTATTTAAACTGTCTTGTTCTTCTTTGTATTTTTTATCCCTGTCTTCTTTTGCTTTTTCTTCTAATGCAGCTTTTTCAATTTCAAATTTTTCATTGTTTAGCTTTATTAGTTTATCTTTTGTTTCTTGGCTAACTTTTAATTGTTCAATTTCTTTTTCCTTTGCAGTTCTGTCAATTTCTAACTGCTTAATTGCCTTGTCGTTTTCGTCTTTAATTAATGCTTTATTCTTCTCATTTTGTAAATCAATAAGAATTTTATTAGCAGTCTTAGTATCTTCTTCAATCTTTTTGTTTAATTCATCATTCTTCTTCTTTATTTCTTCGTCGTGCTTCTTTTTTTCTTCCTGTGCTTTTTCGTTTGCTTTTTTATTATCTTCAGCAATTTTTTTATTATATTCAGCATTAGCAACTAATTTGTCAGTCTGTAATGTTCTGAATTGCTTTTGTTCTTCTTCAGTTAATTTTCCTTTTGTTTTTAAAGATTCACGTAACGTTGCTAATTCGTTGTCAGCTTGTTTAATTTTTAAATCGTGAATTTCTTTTTCTGAAGCACCTTGCGCTTTTAATATTTTAATTTGATTCTCAATATCTTCATTTGCGCGTTTATTAGCAGCCGATAGTTTAGTTAAATTTCGTTCCGCTTGGCTTGTAATTCCAACAAAATCTGTAAATTGTTCAACTAAATTTCCTACACTTTTTGCAAAACTACCTAATGGACTTTTAGCAATCCATTCTGAAATTTTATCAAAATTGTTTATAACTGCACCTAATGCAACAACAAGCGCACCTATTCCCGTTGCAACAATAGCACCTTTTAAAACTTTAAAACCTGTACTTGTTTCAACAGTTGCAATACCAAATGCACGCTGAACAACAGTCGCCGTTTTAGTTGCTGCATTATTAGCTTCTTGATATGCAGTTGAAAGTTTAATTTGTGCGCCTAATGTTTTGAAACTATCAATACTATCCCCCAAAGCATTCAAACCCTGTGACAAAGCCATTGCCGCATTTACTTTCAATAAAGCTTGTTCAACGTTTTTATTCTCTTTGCCAAATACTGCCATAATTCCCTGAACTGCACTAAAACCACCGGCAACACCTGCTAACGAAGAAGCAAGCGCCTTAAACTTTGCGTCAGGGTTAAACGCGTCAGTCATTGTTCGTGCGTCGCCAATTGCGTCTTTTAATACCGCTACTCTTTTTGCTGCTTCAACTGCTTCTTTTGAAGTTGCACCAAATTTTTCAGTAAATTTTAATACATCAAACGTGGCGTCTTTTAATTCTTTTTTAATTTCAGCCATTGAAGTCAAGACTTTTTCTTGACCGTTTACAACTATCTTTATACCAATTATTTCTTCTGCCATTAATTTGTATTTATTACTTTTAATAAATTAATCTGTGTTGTTCTAAAATCAGTTGGGTCGTATGATTCAACTTTATTCAATCTAAATAATACGCCATTTATCCAAATGTATTTGCTGAAATCTAAATTGTAAATGTCAAGTGCATTCAAATAAACGCGACAGGTCAAAAGTTTAGATTCCATATCCGTAATTTCTAAAATGTACGGTTTATGATATGTGTTAAATAAGTTATTTGTTGGATAAGTTGACGCAGGAAATTGTAATTCCTTTGGTGCGCCAAAATTCAAGTCAACAGTTGGGTTTGTTGGGTCGTCCAAATGTCCTGCATAACCGTAAGTATTTAAAGTCGCCAAAGTTCCACCGCCGTCGTCTTTTATTTTCCAAGAATGCGAAATAGGAAGTTTTTTTGCCATTAAAATACGAATAACTGAATCCATTGGGTTTTCAACTGTATTATAATTTGACAAAGTATAAATTGCTGAAAAATATTTGTCAACGTGTCCTGAATGGCTTGTCGGATAATATAAAACAGTTGGTGCAAATATTATTTGAGTATAAGCAGTGTCTTTTACAAAATCAAATTCTGAATCATATAAAAAATCCCCGTAAGTTTGACCGTATTTCTTTTTGTAGTTTTCGTTATAATAGTCTGTGTCTTCTGAATATCTATACGCATAATAACGCGCATTCAACTGTGACATTGGTTTAATTGACATTGTCGCTGACATATCTATTTTCTGCGACCAATCCAAAGAATTTGTCACGGCGTCAGAATAAAAGTC